ATCATGTTCGTGTGGGCGTGGATGGAGTGCTTCCATCCCGGGCCCGAGGACGTGCAGCGCATGAAGGAGAGCCTGAACAACGTCGCCGAGAGCGTGACGCTCGGCAATCTGCGTATCAAAGACATAAAGGAGGCAATCCGCGATGAGCACGGATGGGAAATTCAGTGACCCCGTTGATGATTTTATCAACCCGACGCAGGCCATTTTTGGGAGCGTCTCCTGCGCGATAACCAAGCAGGCAGCGGTATTCCGCAGCAAGGTTGAAAACATGATTTGCCTCGAGTGGGGCTTTGAACGGGACAACCTGATCGCGCGGTTAAACGAGCTGGAGCGCATCAAGAAGCGCCTCGTATACTGCCGCGAATGCCGTTACTACTATGAGACCCCGGCGAACGAGCGCCTCTGCACGAACGGAAAATATGCAAGAGCGACACACCCTTGGAGCTTTTGCAGCGAGGGTATACGAAGGGAGACAGAAGAACATGTGGATGAGTAAGAGATGCCGCCGGATGATGGCAGAGCGGGACGAGGCGAACTCCTCGCTCCGGCGCATGATGGACGAGAACACGGCGCTGGTCAAGAACCTGCGAGGGACGGAAGATCAGCTGGTGTGCGCCCGCAACATGTACGCCCGCCTTTGCAGGGATACGGAGATGGAGATCAAGAAGTGTAACAAAAGCTACACAGACCTCGTCAAGGAAAACGGTCGTCTCCGCGATGACAACAAGCGTCTCAGCATGGACAGAGATGTCGCCATCGGCAAGATGGAGGAAGCCTACGCGCAGTACCGAGAGTTGCGTGACCGTGTGGAAACGCTGGCTCACGGCGCGGAGGAGCTGATCGAAGTGATGATCGAAGAGATGATCGGCGCGGTGCATGGGCTGTGAGGTACACGCCGCGAAAGCACCAGCAGCTCGCCGGGGATTTCCTCCGGGAGCACAACCGCGCCGCCCTGCTTTTGGACATGGGTCTCGGCAAGACGGTCATCACCCTGACCCGGCTCTCGGAGCTGTTCGCGGACTTCGCCGTTGAGAAGGCGCTGGTCATTGCGCCGAAGCGTGTGGCCGAGGACACGTGGATACGCGAGGCGGCCAAGTGGGACCACCTCGCGGGTCTGCGGGTCGTGCCGGTGCTCGGCGACCAGAAGCACCGGCTCACCGCTCTCGCATCTCCGGGCGACATCTACGTCATCAACCGAGAGAACGTGCAGTGGCTCGTAGAGACCTGCGGGAAGCGGTGGGACTTTGACGCGATCATCATTGACGAGCTCTCCTCCTTCAAGTCCCCGAAGGCAAAACGGTGGCGCTGTCTCAAGCGGGTGGCGAAGCTCGCGCGGATCGTGTGGGGGCTGACCGGCACACCGGCGGGCAACGGCTACATCGACCTCTGGCCGGAGATGTTCCTCATCGACGGCGGCGAGCGGCTCGGGCGCACGCTCGGGGAGTTCCGCACCAAGTGGTTCTCCCCGGGCGCGCACAAGGGCAACATCGTCTACGAGTGGAGACTCAAGCCGGGGGCGAAGGAGGACATCGACCGGAGGCTCTCGGACATCTGCCTGTCCATGAGCAAGGAGGACTGGCTCACGCTGCCGCCGGTGGTACACAACACGGTGACGGTGCGCATGGACGCGAAGGAACGAAAGCTCTACGACCAGCTCCGGCGGGACTGCGTGCTGCCTCTGCTCGGCGGGG